GCGCAATTGAGGCCGCCGCGATCCGCGCGCGAGGTGACGCTATCCCCGGCCGATACCAGAGCGAGGCCGAACAGGAGCGTGACGAATTGTTCAACCGCCTCGGCCGCGTAACCGAGGAATTGGGCCTCTCGATGGACGTGACGGCTAGTCGGATTATCGAAGCCATCCGCGCGAGAGGTGACGCATGAAGATGACCAACAAGCTTAGGCTTCCCGAGGTTATCGTGGATGCTGTGGCAAATGATTCCTATACGAAGGGCGAGGCCGACATAAGTGTGACGGAGTTGCTGGTGCCGCCGCAGTTGCGTAGGCTGAAGCTCGCTCATGCGGATGAGTTGGTGGAGGATGTGAGTGATCGCATCTATTCGCTGATGGGCCAGTCACTACATGTTATCTTGGAGAGGGCGGCAGCCGGTAAGCTGGATGCGCTGTCGGAGACGACCGTGTATGCGGAGTATGAGGGCTGGACTGTTAAGGGGCAGGCCGACCACCTGCTGTTGGGGACGGGCGAGTTGCTCGACTTCAAGATGACGTCGGTGTATAAGATCAAGTCGGGGTCGGTGCCGCGCGAGTGGGTCGAACAAACCAATATCTACCGGCGCCTGTTGCAGAAGAAGGGCATCACCGTCAACACCATTGCGATCATCGTGCTGCTGCGCGACTGGTCTAAGAACAAGGCGAAGCAGACGCAGGACTATCCGCAGGCCCAAGTGCTTAGGCTTGAGGTTCCCCTGTGGACTGACCAGCAGACGGACGACTTCATTAGCGAGCGCATCAAGCTGCATCAAGATGTTGTGCCTCAGCCCTGTAGCGACTACGATATGTGGGCCAAGCCTGCCTCCTATGCGGTGATGAAGCGGGGCAATGTCAGGGCCGTCAAGGTGTTCAACAATGAGTTCGATGCGGAGGCGCTTGCGTCAACGTCGTCGAGCCTGTATGTAGAGGAGAGGCCGGGCGAGGCAGTGAGGTGCCAGGACTGGTGTCCCGTCGCGCATGTGTGCCCTCAATGGCGGGACGATCCCCGCAACAAGCGAACCAGTTCAGTAGAGGAGTCCCTGTTCAATGCCCAAGTTTGAAGCTGTGGCGAAGCCACCACGCATCCTGATCTGTGGTGAGCCTGCCGCTGGTAAGACGGGCGCGCTGGCCCAACTTGCCAATGCCGGGTATCGGCTGATGATCCACGACTTCGATAGCAACAGCCGTGTCATCGGTTCGTATCTGCGGCCCAATGCTGCGGACGTTTACATCAACACCTATGCGGTGGCGAAGATTACGAATACTAATCTGTTCGCTGGCACGGGCACCGCCACCAAGCAGGCGGTAGATACGATGCGCCAGTTCTGCAAGATGCTGGAGCATTGGAAGACGCCGACCGAAGACCTCGGCCCGACCGCCAAGATGACGGCGAAGGATGTCATCGTCATTGATAGTGGCACCTTCTTGGGCGAGCTTCTGCTGCTGGCCGCACACGAAGACCCCGAGACGAAGCGGGATTTGCGTTCGCTCTACAACGTGGCTGGCCGCTACTACGGCGCCATCCTCGATCACCTGACTGGCTCGCAGATCGGGGCGTCCGTCATTGTGCTGACGCACATCATGCAGACGGGAGACAAGGACGACCAGGGTAAGATCGTGGGCAAGTCCCGCGACATTCCTGTGGGCGTGGGCGAGAAGTTCTCGAAGAAGATGCAGACCTACTTCTCGGATATCTGGCACCTCGATGTGGGCCGTGACGGCAAGCGCAGCTTCCGCACCGGAGCTACCGACCGGGTGTCGCTCCGCACTTCCGCACCCCACCTGATCAAGGGCGTCGAAGACTTCGACCTCGCCTCCATGCTTGACCGCCTCACCGATGGGAGCAACTGACATGCCGTGTATGGTTCAGTTTGATAAGGGCACTAAGCCTCCGTATAACTTCATCTACATTAACGCCAAGACTATTCAATCTGTTGTAGTTAATCTTGGTCATCCCGATCAGACAGTAATTACGTTTGGTAATAATGATCACGTTGTCGTGCATGAGAATTGTGCAGACGTAGTGGATCGCCTTCGCCGCATCTTTGAGAATGATGGAGCTTGACATGGCAATCGGGGGACCCCGGCTTCGCGTAGCGGGCCTTACTGTTAAGCGCCTTAACAACCTAGAGAAAAGCTTTCATTCGAAGCGGAGCGCAAGCAACTGTGCGCTTGGCTCGATTCCGAAAAGTCGCCTGCCCGAGTTCACGAAGCACCAGCTTGAGCAGGCTGGTTTCAAGATCGGGCCGGGCGTGGACCTGAAGTTTAAGTGAGACACGAGGGGGTCTTGATTATTCTCGGATAGTCTGTTATAAATGGGCGGTGAGATACGAAAGGGTCTAATTCATGAACCGACTTAAATCTTTACCGCCCATTGATCCTGTTTGGTTTTGGGAGCATGTAGAAGTTTCTGATGAAGGCGCTTGTTGGCCTTGGAAACACTATGCAAAACCAACGGGGTATGGAGTCTTTACAAAGAAAGGCATCGGTTATCGGGCGCATAGAGTAGCACTCTGGATTTCTTCAGGAGAAGACTATCCCGATCTTCTCGCTTGTCATTCTTGCGACAATCCCCGGTGCTGCAACCCCTCGCATTTGTATTGGGGAACTCAGAAGCAGAATATGAAAGACCGCTCGACACGCGGGCGAGGTCCTGATCTGCGGGGCACTAAAAATCCCCGAGCAAAATTAGATGCTGAAAAGGTTTCAGAAATTCGACGCCTTGCAGAAAGTAAGACTGTTACAGAACTGGCGCGACAATTTGATGTGGATCGTAAAGCCATCTACATGATCATTAAAAACATCACATGGAAAGAAATTGCTGACGAAAGTTGTTGACGCCAGTTCCAGCAGTGTGTATATCAACCCCTGTCCCGAGGCGGACAAACCCAAGTGGAGAAAAGTTATGGACCTGTTTGACACTGTCGTTGCTAACACCGCCGCCGAACGCCCGGCTTTCCGTCAGGCCCCGGCTGGTGACTATCTTGCTATCGTGCGCGAAGCCAAGGTGGTGAAGGCTAACTCGGGCACGCAAGGTATCGAACTGACGTTCACCCTTGTTGACGCTATGCACAATGGGGAAATGGAGGGGGTCGATCTTGCTAAGTGCCGCCTCAAGGACGTTCAGTGGGTGACGGACAAGACCCTCGGCTATGTGCAGGAACGCCTTGCTCGTATCTCTCCGGATACGGTGGGCAACACCCTGCGCGACGCGCTCGACATTCTGCCGGGCAATGAAGTGGTGGTGAGCCTGTCGCACGAGACTGCCAATCGTGACGGCACGCCGCTCAACATTCCCCGCCTGAAGGTCGAGCGTTACTACTCGGTCGAGTGGTATATGAACAACAAGAAGGCCGCCTAACGGTCTAGCGTCAACATCAGGGAAGGGGAGGGGGCGGAGCAATCTGTCCCCTTTTCCTTGTGGAGGTTTCATGTTCGGACTTCTGATCCTATTCGCGGGCAACCCGGCCCCGGTGCCCCACGTTTCGTGGTATATGACAGAGCAAGAATGTATCGAGGCGGCACCCGTCCAGCAGCTTCGCTATATCTGGAGGGGCTACACCATCGAAGGCGTTAGCTGCCGCCACTATGCTTTGCCTGCCCGCTGGAACATTCCTCTTTACCTAGAAGACAAGTGATGACCGACATCGTAGAGCGACTGCGCTCCGCAGATGAATATGAAGAAGTGCTAGATCACCTTGATCGGCCTTATGGGTTGAGGCAATCGCTGTCCCGTGAAGCGGCAGATGAGATTGAGTGGCTGCGGAAGGAGCGGCTCAAACTGATTGAGGATTTGGGCCGGGCACATGCGAGCGTGCTGCCGTGGATGGAGCAGGTTGTTTACTTGAATAGCCGGTGGGCTAGGAACATCGGGCTGTTGCAGGGGGCGAGTGATGCGCTTAGAGAAGTCGGGGCTACCTATGCCGCCGACGGCTTGATGACGAAGTTGAAGGAGGAAGAAGAATGGATGAAGCAAAGACTCTCTCCGCTTACGAAGCAGACCAAAACATCAGACGAGAGGGGAGTGGCGGGATGCCCCAGCATTATGATCCGGTGAGCAAGCCTGCTCACTACAACCAGCATCCGTCGGGCATCGAGACTATTCAGGTGACGGAGCATATGGGGTTCTGTCTGGGCAACGTCATCAAGTATGTGTGGCGGGCCGACCTCAAGAACGGGCTGGAGGATTTGAAGAAGGCCCGTTGGTATCTGGACAGAGAGATTGCCCGGCGCGAGAAGCAACCGTGAAGATCGCCCTAGTGGTGGACTGGCCGTCCATTGATGCCAAGGATGGGCAGCCATTCTCGGAGTGGGAATGGCAAGTCACCAAGGAATTGATGGACGTTGCGGGCTTCAAGCCTTCGCTGATAGCGACAGCGTTCAGGGCCTACGTGGCTAAGTGGCCGACCCTGTTCGTGGATGGGAAGCCGGGCAGCACCCTCAAGCTGATGGTGCAGGAAGATCGCGACAAGCTGGTTGAGCAACTGAAGGGTTATGATGTGGCGCTGACGATGGGCCAGCACGCCATGTTCTGCCTGACAGGCGAGACGAAGATCGACACCTACCGGGGCACGCACATCGACAGTCCCTTCGTCGAGGGGTTGCAGGTGGTGCCTACCTATGCGCCGTCGATCTTCGCTAGGCTGGCGTGGAATGAGCGGCCCGTCGTGGTGTCTGCGATGCGGAAGGCCAAGGCCCGCTTCGTCGATAAGCCTCGCACCATCTACATCCCCGACAACGTGGCCGACCTGTATGCGTTCTCGACACAGCACATTGGGGATGAGATTGTCTTCGACGTGGAGACTAACAAGGCGTGTCGGATCACGGAGTTCTCGGTGGCTACCTCGTCGTCCTGCTGTCTGTATGTGCAGCTAGAAGACCGGGCGTTCCGTTCTAGCTGGTCGGAGCAGGACGAACTGGATATCTGGTTGTGGCTTCGGTTCCTGGCGAAGCGCAAGGACATTGCGTGGGGTTTCCACAATGCGACGTATGACTTGACGTATCTCGACAAGTATGCCATACGACCGCAAGGCCCGATCTTCGACACGATGCTGAGGCATCATGCGTGGCAGCCGGAATGGGAGAAGTCGCTAGGCTTCCTAGCTTCGATGCACATTCCGACCCGAGCATGGAAGCATCTGCGAACCAAGGCCAAGAAGGACTTTAACAAGGGCGGGTCCGTCGATTGACGCCCCTTACAGGAGAATGGTTATGAAGGAAATCGCAGTATCGCTTCGTCTCAATTTTGATGCTGATGGTCTTACGAACAAGGCCCGCTATCGAATGGAGCAAACCTTAGCCGAGTGGCTTCGTATGCGTATGCTTCGGGCAGATAACGAAGCGGCCAAGCTTCTCCATAAGGAGCTTCAGGGGGCTGCGGGCATGGACATTGAGGAGTTTTATGTGTTCGTGCTTACCGACCTGACTACCGCTACTGACGACGCTCAATATGAGTTGGCGTTTGAGGCGCAGTCTAACTGATATGAGCGAAGACGATGCATCGTTGCGTAGGCTGTGGGCCAGCGTAATAATCCAAGCCTTGATAGATGCGACGGCGATTCCGCATACGCCTGTAGCGGCAGCGCATAAGCGGCAGGCACAGGCGTGGCTGTCGGTGGAGTATGGGACGACTGCTCAGAACTTCGAGGAAGTTTGTCTTGCTGCGGACATTGAGCCGACGCGGGTGCGGAACTTCTTCAAGGAATATGACGGTCCTCCCCTTACTCTGCATGTGCTGTCGCGTATGCGGGACAACTTCCTGAAGGGGAATGGTGGTGCGAACAATCACTGACATGACACCCACTCCTGAGAATCAGGAGATCATCTACAACTGCCTCGACACGATGCAGACGATGGGCCTCAAGGAAGTCTATGATGGGGGCCTGCTGCCTGGGTGGGCCAAGCAGACCTACGGCTACAGCGAACTGATGTTGGGGCCGATCATGACGATGATGCGGCGTGGCGTGCAGATCGACGTCAAGCGCCGTGACATGCTGGTGAAGGCGCTTGAGGATCGCATCGAGAAGGTGCAGGCCAACTTCGATCAGGTGTGCGAGAAGTTGTGGGGCACGACCATCAATCATAACTCGACGCCCCAACTGATCTACCTGTTCTATACGTTGCTGGCGATACCGGAACAAACGAAGTCTAAGAAGGGCGAGACGAAGGTTGCTACGGATCGCGAGGTGCTGGAGAGGATCGCCCGTGATTATCCGAGGGGTGCCTTCCTAGCTAATCATATTCTGCGGATCAGGGATATCGAGAAGCAGATCGAGTTCCTCACGAAGAAGCTATCGCCCAGCAATCGTTTCCATGCCTCGTTCAATGTGGCCGGGACGGAGACGTTCAGGCTGTCGTCGAGCGAGCATCCGCTGCGGATCGGCAGCAACTTGCAGAACATCCCGAAGGAAGCGCGCACCTGCTTCGTGCCCGACCCTGGCTATGTGATGTTCTATTCGGACCAGCAAGGTGCGGAGGCGCGCGTCGTCGCCTACCTTAGCGGGGACGAGAACTACATCGCGGCGGTCGAGGGTGGCGACTCGCATACGATGGTGGCCTCGATGGTGTTCGGCTTTCCCCCTGACCGGGAGCTTGCCGAGCGAGAATACTATCGGGGCTATTCGTATCGGGACATCACGAAGAAGGGTGCGCACGGCAGCAACTACTATGGCAAGCCATTTACGCTGGCGCAGCAGATGAAGGTCGAGACGGCGGTGGCCGAAGCCTTCCAGAACCAATACTTCCGCCGCTTTCCGGGCATTAGCGATTGGCATGTGTGGGTAGCCAAGCAGTTGCAGACCAAGGGCTTTCTGGTTACGCCCTTCGGTATCCGGCGCAACTTCTGGAATCGTAGGTGGGATGATGCCACGCTGCGTGAGGCGATTGCCTTCGTGCCCCAGCATTGCGTGGGCGTGCTGATGAACATCGGCATCTATAATTTGTGGGAACGCTTCGAGGG